GTGTCGAGGGCCGCTAAAAAGCTAGTCGCTCGGAGGCGGCTCTCACATTTTAAACGCGAGGTAGATATGGCAGACATTATAATAACCTTAAGGTCCAATTTAACAGTCAGCGACGACGGTGACTTGTTTGAGGATAGAGCGTGTGGCGATCTTGCTACTGCTCAAGCGGAGATAGCTACGCGCTTAGATAGATATCAGGACGCGAATAAACGATTAAGTGGTCGCCGACATATAACAGGTGGCCCTATGGATTCGGTATCCGTGGTCAATCAATATAGCGGAGGCAGTGTTACAGCAGCGCCATGGCGAAAGCGCGATGCCTAATGATAATAAAAAGCCTGAGCCAGAGAGAACTTTTCCGCCAACGGAGCGCAACTGTTTAAAGTGCGGGCGCGTATTTGTTTCAATTTGGCCAGGCAATAGGGTTTGCTCACTGTGCAAGGAAACATCTGAGTGGAAATCTGATTACCAAGACGATCATTCAACTAAAATATTTTAGGGAAGGAGTAACTAAATGAGCGGCCCAAGACCGACTAAAGAAAGGAAAACTAAGCTCGGGCAGATCTTAACTGATCTTAGAATTGAATCTGGGAAAACTCTAAAAGAAGTAGAGGCCGAGTCCAAGGTTTCCGCTACTCTTATATCTGGCTATGAGATGGGCAAGATAAGTCCCCAGATGAATACGCTGAGTAAGGTACTAGATATTTATAATTATGAAGTGGAGATATTGCCGAAATGAGAATATTAATCCTATGCTCTATGTTGTTTGTTTCTGCTTGCGCTAATACTCACCCAAGGGATATAGCAGATAAAGCGGCTACCATAGGCGGCGCCGCTATTATACTGTATCTTGGAAACTGATGTCTGAGGCTTCTGCTTGGGCGACGCTTAGGGGTCACCTTAAGGGTCCTGGGGTTCATATACAGCGTATAGAGGACTCAATGTCTGCGGGAATTCCGGACTGCTATGTAATGCACAAAGGTAGAGGTGTCTGGATAGAGGGGAAGTTTCTTAAGGCATTGCCAAAACTACCTAGTACACCTTTGCGCGTTGGGTTGAGGCCGGAACAGGCAACATGGTTAGAGAATGAGCATGCGGCGGGTGGACGTGCTGGTGTCTGGATTCGTGTGCTAGACGATGGCTGGTGGTGGTGCGAGGGCATGATGATAAGGGAGCTTGTGTCTGGCTTGTGCAGAGATGATATGATGTCTTGCTTTACCCATTGTGGTAGCGCCAAAGAGCTTGCAAGCGAGATCCTAAGATGAAGGGCCCTGGGCATGGAAGAAAAGAACGTAGGCTACGGCGCAAGGAGGATAATGAGCGCTTAGCAAAAGAGTCGAGGTTTTGGAGGAATGCCCAGTCGGCTATTCAACTGGGACATAACAAACCTGTTAATCGGCAAGCTGCCAAAGACCTAAGTTACAGAAAAAGAGGGAGGTAACTGCAACGCCATATATGTTATTTTCTGAAAATAATTATTTTAGTACGAATTTTTAGAGACACCTAATATGTTAATATTGCTAATATGATTGATAAAAGACAATAGGTTAGATGTATTAGAACATATATTAGCAAGGTTAGTATTAATACAAAAAATGACTCCAGGGTTTGGGTTAGAAGGATTTTATTATAAAATTTCATTGAAAATAACATATGGGAGAAGATCGCTATACGCGTGCGCGCGTGGAAGGGGGCTGAGATGCGAGGATTGATGACTGCTATTGCTTTGGTCCTGCTGGGGAGTGTGGCTAAAGCTGACGACGCTCATAAGTGCCTGTCTGAGGCGCTATATTTTGAGGCAAGGGATCAAGGGTGGTATGGCATGCTAGCGGTAGGTGTAGTTATTCAGAATCGAGTGAGATCTGATAAGTACCCAAATACTGTCTGTGAGGTAGTTAGGCAAGGCAGGTACTGGGGCGACCAACCTATCCGAGACCGATGCCAATTTTCTTTTTGGTGCGACGGTAAGCCGGAGGAACCTGAAACAGAAACTGCTTGGCAGGAATGCCAGAACATTGCTAAGTTGCTCTTGTCGACCCGAGTGGAAATTGAAGAGCTTGGTAACGCTACCCATTATCATGCAACCTGGATGACACCCAAATGGGTAAACCTAGTTGAGCGTAAGCAACGTATTGGAGGACATATCTTCTATGAACTTAAATGACTTTTATAAGGCTTTCCATAAACGCTTTGACGTTAAGGAGACCCGTAAACAATATTGGGCCTGGATGCGATGGCCTTTCGTTATGGTAGCCGTTCTTGCTACAGGCGGATGCTCCTTTATTATTAAGTACCTTACTTCATTTGGATTTGGTTTCTAATGGGAGAACATGATGCCAAGGAAAAAGAATGAACCTAAGAGCGACATAAAGAAAGAGCTACCTAAGCCTAAGGCAAAGGATCGACACCCTCAGGTAACTGAGATAGGAGGCACTAACCCTTTTGGTACTCAGGTACAGTGTTGGGATGATGATCTTAGCCGTCGGCTTAGAGAGATGGGTAAAAGGTATGGGATCGACGATTATGACCCTGTCGTCGCCTTAGCTGAGATGGCACTGCAGGATGACTTGGACGATCATATCAAGTTTAAATGCCATCAAGAGGTGGCTAAATTCGTTCGTCTCAAGCGTCAGATCGAGCCAGTTGTTAAAATCGAGCAGAATACATATAATCTTCCTCCTGAACAGCGACGTGAAAGAATTAAAGAATTGACCCTCCGTTTAAACAAAGAAGGTAGTTACGATGCCTAGACAAAAGATGTTAGGGACAGCGCTCGACAGGTTGTTAGATGCTATCGGCTGGGGCTTATCAGATCATGCTATAGCCCAAGCAAGATCTGCCCCTGCAGTAGCTAAAATGACTAATGAAGACTATGGAAAGTTGGCCGGAAGGCTAGTTCTTGACACAGACGGGGCTGAGAGCTACGAACCGCTCCTTGAGCTGTTTAATCAAGGGGACCCACTGATGAATCTTCCTACCTTGTGGGTCAACAAAAGAGGACAAGTGACTGACCATGAGGGCCGTAACAGGTTCCTTGCTTTTGACGAAGTCCACGAGTCTCCGCTACCCGTTATACTTCGAGCCGAAAGTCTACCAAGCTTACCTTTTGAACGACTTTTACCTCCCGAGGATCCATACGACAAGCACCTTGGGCCTGTTGACTTAGACCTGTTAAACTTAAACCCTAAGGGTACCTTTCTAGACGATATCCCCGTACATGGTTGGGATGAAGATTCATTCTTTGTTGGGTTCGAGGATGACTGACCAAGAAGAACTCGAGCTGTTAAAGCACTTAGAAGCTGAAGATCGAGCTAGGTGCGAGGAAAGCCTTTATTATTTTATTCGATCTGCTTGGCATGTCGTTGAGCCTGGGAAAGAGTTCTATGACAACTGGCATATTGAGGCCATATGTGAGCACCTAGAGGCGACTGTAACAGGCGACATAAGGCGCCTCATAATAAACATCCCACCAAGGCATATGAAGTCGACCATTTGTGCTGTTATGTTTCCCGTTTGGGTATGGATCAAAGACCCATCTAAGCAGTTCCTATTCTCGTCCTACGCTCGAGACCTATCTGTTCGTGACTCAGTTAAATGCAGACGCCTTATGCAGTCAACTTGGTTCCAAAGCAAGTGGGGCCACACCTTTACGATGACGGGCGACCAAAATACCAAGCTTAGATTCGACAATGATCGAAATGGCTACCGACTGGCAACCTCGGTTGATGGTGCAACGACCGGTGAAGGTGGCGACATCATAGTAGTGGATGACCCTCACAATGTTAAGCAGGCAGAATCAGATGTTGTTCGTACCTCAGTCACAGAAGACTGGTGGGACGGCGCCATGCAAACACGTCTTAACAACTTCAACACGGGCGTCTTCGTAATAATTATGCAGAGGGTCCATGAGAATGACTTATGTGGGCATATACTAAAGAATGATGCTGTAAATGACTGGGCCCACCTATGCCTGCCCGCTAGGTATGAAGCGGATCACCCAACCTTATCCAATACTCCTCTCGGGTTTAAGGACCCGCGCACCGAGGAGGGCGAATTACTATGGCCCGAGCGCATGGGCGAGTCGACCTTGTCAAACCTTGAGAGCTCCATGGGCAGGTACGCGGTAGCTGGTCAAATGCAACAGCGACCATCTCCGAAAGGTGGAGGAATACTTAAAGCTTCTGATTGGCGCGTTTGGGACTATGAGGACAAGGACGGCGATATTGCCTGGCCTCCATTTGACTATGTAATACAATCTTATGACACAGGTTTTTCTACCAAGGACGATGCTTCCTATTCAGCTAGGACGGAGTGGGGTGTGTTTAAACATAAAGGACAGTCCCATGCCATGCTCCTTGGTATGTGGCGATCCCGAGTGTCTTACCCTGACCTAAGGCGAGAAGCTAAAGAAGCCTACGTCCGTCAGCGCCCAGACGTTGTCCTCATTGAGAAGAAAGCCTCTGGGCAGTCACTAATTCAGGACCTAAGGCAGATGGGGATTCCTGTTGTCGAGTATATGCCAGATCGTGATAAGGTAGCCCGCGCCCATGCAGGTTCAGCCTTACTTGAGATGGGCCTTATATGGAGGCCACAAAGACGCTGGGCAACCGACCTTGTAGATCTCTGCGCTGTGTTCCCAGCAGGCGATGGGGCAGACGTAGTAGACACCTGTACTCAAGCATGGATCAGGTTGCGGAATATGTGGTTTCTTGTTCGTGAGGACGATGGCATTGAGGACGAAGATGAATCTGTATATACTGACCTTAACAAGAAAGCTCTTTACGGATAATTAAATGGCAGCAGCTTTAGGAAATATTGCCAGCGACCGCGTTGTTCAACCTTGGACACGCTCCCTTGAGGAGTATAATCTCAATCCAGGTTGGCAATGGTTTGTGCCTGGCCAATTAAACGAACGTCTATTCTGGGAAGACGAAGAAGAAGCCCCTCCTATGCAAGTAGAGGACACTTATGTGCCTCCTGTCCAACCAGTACCTTTAGGCGCCCCGGTTGTCGAGCCTCATCAAGATAGCGCTGGTGGAACACCTCCTTCTTTGAATCCCCCTAGTAACGCGCAAAATGTTACTAGCGTTGTCCCACAGGCTCCCCTTTCTTCTCTTAGCCTAGATTCTGCCCTCAATGCGTTGACTCCTAATATGGGCATTAACCTGGAGGGAAGTCGATCAGGACCTCATGGCACTAAGTCTTATACAGGCAAGACCCTTTATGGAGAAGACATTCCTGGCTTAATTTCAAATAAGGCACCAGGTGCTCTCGGGTTCCTCGCAGGGCGAGTAGCGCCTAGCGTCCCATTGTTAGGTGCAGGAGTAGAACTTGCAGGTGATTTAATAGCAGGACGGAACAACCCAACTACTTGGGGCAAAGCAACAGGCGCCGTCTTAGGTGCGCCTTTCGGTCCCTTTGGTTCTTGGGTAGCATCAGGTATTGGAGGTAACTTAGGCGAGCAGTACAGCATTGATTCTGCCCTAGGTCGAGGCGCTGGATTTTGGTCAAGCCTTGGCCACTCTCTTGGGATGAAATCTACGGAAGATTATATTAGGGATATGTATGACTTGTCTAATGAGAACATCGTTGACGCTCCTATGACACCTGCTCAAGAACAGGCTTTCATAGACGCTGAAAGAGATTCAGGAAAGTTTGGCCCTGGTTCTATTCATAGCCCAGTGTCCGTACCAGCAGTACATGATACGCGTGCCTATGACCCAAGTGAAGATGCCTTAGGCGTAGACACAGTTAACCAAGCAATCAGCACTGGACTAGACGCGATGTCTAAGGGCCCTGGGTTCGATCAAGGGACCTCATGGACCGATCCAGATATGGGAGCAGATGATACGGCAGGCCACCAAGAGGGGGCGGATCACGAAATGGCAGATGATTGGTAGGATAAAATGGCAGAATATGTAGCACCCTTTCAAGTAGTTGAGAATATGCCTATGGAATCAGTTGAGGACATGGGCGATGGGACCTTTGCTATTGGCGACCCAGCATTGGATGTACCATCAAGGTCTCAGGAGTTCTATTCTAACCTTGTCCCAGAACTCGATGCGGAGTACCTTAAATGGCTCGGCAGGGAAGTTAGACGCGGCTTTGATGAAGATGAGGCATCGCGAACGGATTGGAAAGAGACCTATGAGGACGGCCTTCTAACAGTCGCCCCAGAGGAAGCGGGCGACAAGGAATCTGATAGACGTTCTGACCGTGCTTTGTCTAAGGTCCAGCATCCCGTAATACTTGAGGCCGCTGTATCATTTGGCGCTAAGGCAATGCCTGAGTTGTTTCCGCACACGGGACCTGTCGGATGTAAGGTACTTGGCCCTCATAACCAACAGGTAGAAGGTCAAGCAACTCGAATTCGTAATCATATGAACTACCAGCTTACAGAAGAGATGGAAGAGTATGAAGAAGAGCTCGACCGTCTTTTGTTTCACCTACCCCTAACAGGCATGGTGTTCAAGAAGCTATGGTATGACAATACGCTTGGAAGAAATGTTTGTCGCATGGTGGAAGCAGAAGACTTCGTTGTTTCCGCCTACACGGTCGATTTAGAGACCTCACCGAGATACACGCATATCCTGCCCATGTCGCAGAATGCCTTTCTCAAGAATGTCGTTACGGGCTACTATGAGGACATAGATATTCACCCAACGCCTAACGAGGAAGACAACGAAGAACTTGTTAATAGGATCCAAGGCATATCAAGATCCCAGCACGCAGATGATTTTCAGTACCTATTACTCGAACAACACGTTAATCTAGATCTTGCAGGATTCGAGCAGGAAGATGGCATTGCAATGCCATATATCATTACCATTGACGCAGAGACAGAGCAGGTTGTTCGTATCTGCAGGAACTGGCGTCAGGATGACCCTTATCAGACTAAGCGCGTCTGGTTTGTTCCATATCGTTTCTTGCCTGGCCTAGGCTTCTATGGATACGGCCTTTACCATGCAATAGGCGGTCTCGGAGCTGCTGCTACCGGATCATTAAGAGCCCTCCTTGATTCTGCTGCCTATTCCAATATGCAGGGAGGTTTTAAGCTCAAAGGGCGGATGGCTGCTGGCGAGATGGAGATTGACCCAGGTGAGTATGTAGACATAGACGCCCCTGTCGACGATGTCCATAAGGCCATTATGCCTCTCCCATATAAAGAGCCCTCAGGCACATTGTTTCAGCTTCTTGGTTTTTGTGTAGAGGCCGCTCAGCGTTTTGCCAACACTACTGAAATGACTATCGCAGATGCAAACGCCAACACCCCTGTAGGTACAACGGTCGCGCTCCTTGAGGAAGGTTCCCGCGTCTTTACGTCAATCCATAAGCGACTGCACAGGTCACTTAAGAAAGAACTAAAGTTATTAGCAGAGCTCAATTATGAAAACCTCCCCGACCACTATCCATTCCAGGTAGAAGGCGAGAACCAATTTGTACTGAGAGCGGACTATGATGGCCGGATAGACGTTATCCCGACATCTAACCCCGAATCATTCTCGTCTACTCAGCGCCTCTCACAAGCACAAGCTATGCTTACTTTGGCAGAGCAAGCGCCTGACTTACATGATCGCCGAAAGGCCTACGAGCGTATGTATGAGGCGATGAAGGTTTCTGACTATGAAGAGCTATTGCCGGCACCTGTTCAAGCAGTGCGACTTGATGCCGTCGCCGAGAATGCGGCTCTTATGATGGGCCATCCAATAACGGCCTTTATTGACCAGGATCATATGTCGCATATTACTATCCTTGATTCGTGGTATATGGGCATCCCGCCCCAGGCCCAGCAGATGCTACAGAAGCAGTATATGGATCATCGGGCCCAGCATATGGCAATGTACTACACAGTTATGATGTCCAACGCTATCGGCGCGCAGACGCAGTTTGCTAACTTCCAACAAGTTGATCCTCAGCAAGATCAGATGATCTCACAGAAAGCAGCACAGATAGTCAACCAGGCAGGGCCGCTACCTGTAGGGCCACCGCTACCTGATCCTCAAGGACAACAGCAAGGTGGCGAGATGCAAGCTATAGCGCAAGCCGAGATAGCAAAAGCGCAGGCACAAGCGCAGGCTACGCAGATTAAGACACAGGCTGACCTTCAAGGCAAGATGCAGAAAGCACAGATCGACGCACAGATTCGATCTGCTGAAGGCGAGCAACGAATTGAGCTTAGAGAGGCAGAGGCCGCTGTCGATGCACAGATAGAAGTGCAAAAGATGAAGGCGGACCTTGAAGAGACGCGTATCAAGATGCTAGCCGACCTCGCCTCTGCTCAACAAAAGCTAGAAGCAGATATCCAGTCTAAATTGATCGAAGCGCAGAGTCGCGCTAACATCGCGGAGCGTGAAGCTGACGCGAGGGCAGATCGCGAAGTATCAGAGGCACTTAACACCGCAGGAGATGAGTAATGCCCAGTCGACGTAAAGTAATCCAAGGGGCCCTTGACGCACTAAGTGGCCCTATTGAAGAAGCCCCAACAGGTAACTTACCAGCTGTTCCTGTTGCTGGCCGCAAGATGACAAGGCGTGAAGCCCTAGAAAAAGCGAGCGACTTAGCGCTAACGAGTCAATATTTATCTGGCGCCCCACTTGACTTGGCAGCGCCTAAGGTACAAATAAAAAAGGTATATGTCGATAAGCCAGACGAAGCAGCTCTAGTTTACGATAAGATGAGGGAACTATACTCTGGTCAATCCATATTTGACGAGGATTTAAACGACTATGTTTCTGAGGCTACCCCTGAATGGCTAGAGTATGAGCGCGCCCTAAATCGTCTAATCTATGACGACCTAGTTGATGACGACACTGTTTTATCGCTTAGGTCATTTTTGGATGAAGGACGAGAGTACACCGAAGGGAGACTAGGTCACCCCTCGCTAAAAGAGCTTAAAAAAGGTAAATGGGGCAAGAAACTTTACCATGGGCCGTTAGGAAAATTCTTTAAAGGAGATGAGTAATGCCAAAAGTTGGGGGTAAGAAGTACGCATACACGAAATCTGGAATGAAGAAAGCAAGAGCCGCTGCTAAGCGTTCTGGCAAGAAGGTATCCTACAAGAAAAAGAAGAAAAAAAGTAAATACTAGATGGCAACACGCCGCCAAATCTTTCAAGGGGTACTTAATAGGCTTACTCGTTCCGATGAGCCTGAAATCGAGCTCCTTGAGGCTCCTACAGATAACCTGCCCGCTATCATACAGGAAAAACAAGCTGAGGGCGCTTTAGATAAACTTGTTAATATGGAAACAAGCCGTCGAAAGTTTTTGGAGTTCTTGCCGACCCTAAGCGCAGCAGCAAGAGTACCTGGCGTCCTTGATCTTGTCGCAGGCCCTGGAGG